GTGCTCAACAGGGGGATCTTTTCACCGCTGGTACCGAGTTCTCTTAAACCAAGGTATTGGATAACGGCCAGTGTGCTTGTTTTAGCCAGAATATCGCGACCGACTGACGTTAAATCAGTCTGCGCTACCGTATCCTTACCAGTGAAGTAAGGCAGTTTGTTTGCACCAGTCGCAAGGGCAGCGAGCGCGGTTAAAGTTGCATCCAGAGGCTGTTTGCCTGCCAGCGCATTTGTCATTGTTGTCGCAAAGTTCGGGTCATTGCCAAGTGCTGCGGCAAGCTCATTCAGGGTATCAAGAGCTTCTGGTGATGAACCAACCAATGCGGATATGGCAGCTCTTACATAAGCGGTCGTAGCAATTTGCGTGTTATTCGTACCCTGTGCAGCGGTAGGCGCAGTAGGTATTCCCGTTAATGCAGGGCTTGCTAAAGGCGCTTTAAGAGCCAGAGCATTGTTGATAGTTGTGCTGAAATTCGGGTCGTTATTGATCGCAGCCGCTATTTCTTTCAGCGTATCCAGTGTGCCAGGCGCACCGTTGATAAGTGCAGTTATAGCTGCCTTAACAAAGGCTGTATTTGCGATCTGCGTGCTGTTTGTACCTTGCGCTGCCGTCGGCGCGGTTGGCGTTCCTGTCAGACTCGGGCTTTCTATTGGCGCTTTGGTATCAACCAGATCTTTTATAGACTTAACAGCTTTAGGGGTAGCCGCCATTGTTTCGCTGTCGCTGTTAGTTGCGCTACTGAGCTGAACTAATCCCTTTTGCGTTGTGCTTGCATCCTGTGCCGTATACTTGCTTTTCGCCAGATCGTAGGCTTTTTTAACTGCCAGCGAACTTGCAGCAACATCACTTCTGGTACTGGTTACAGAGTCTGAAATATCAATGCCGATCGAGCGGTTGATACGCTCGGATGTATCAATCATCTCCTGGGTAATGGCAGATACACTAGCAGGGATATTCACCGTACAAACAAGCAGCTCCCCATCTCCTAACTGATATGAATCGGTATAGGTTCTGGCAACAAATTCAGCCGCATGAATATGTGACGCGGTATTCACCTGATAGGTATCTTCTCCAAGGAGGTATCTTCCCTTCAGCACAATTGCATATTTCTTGCCTGCACTAAGTGCAAGAGAAATATCCTTACGTTGCTGAATAGTTACCTGGTAAAATTCACCAATATCCACCGACGCCGCGCCTGCGGTTTTATCACCATCCACTGAGGTAATTAACAGGTTCATCCCACCGCCAGGCTTAGGTAAGAAACCGGCATAAAATCCCGGGTCAACAATCCCCCTGAATTTTCGGTTTAGCGCGGCTGACAGATATGGTTCGTGGTATTGCACATCGGCCACCAGAGCCAACGACTCGGGTGATGGGTAAGTAACCGATGTAACAACTGTAACGTCATTCATCAAGCATATCCTTATGCTGTAGTCGTGTTTATGGCCATAACTGCGGTATATGTTTTGCCCACATACAGCGAGTCTTCCTGGACACAAATAATGGCGATTGGCTTGTTCTCGTTATCCAGAACAACCAGAGTGTTGAATGGGTAGTTTTTCCCTTCCTGCAACTGGCTTTGATCAAGGTCCATTCGGACAGTAATTATCCCGCCTGAGTAGGTTGGGACGAGGTTGATGGTGCAAAATTGACTGGTCAGTTCTGCCAGATCGAAAGCCTTTGGCAGTTCTCCAATCTCATAAGTGCCATCTCCTTTCTTAGTAACCAGTGAACTGGTACCGAAAACGGCCTTGCTGATTAAAAATCGAGAGCCTTTGTTAATGGACGATTCAGCGCGCCGCTGATAGTAATAGTCCAACAACTGACTCTTATAGAGGTTTGTTGAGACGTCAGACATGATTTTCCCTAATCAATGTTGTGAAGCCTCATTGTAAGATAAGTAACTTGTCACCCCGCCCTGCGGACGGGGTGATTGTCACGCATCGCTATCCAACAGCAAATCATCTGCGCGGGTGCGATCAAACGTAGGCGTTGCTTTCACAATAGTGCCGCCCGGCGTTGCAGTGATCGGGGCGTTAATCGACGTAACTTCAGTAAGCGAAGTTGTATCCGAAGTTTCAAACCAGCAGAATGCTTTTTCGGTATCAGAAATCTCATTCAAAGTGATCATGTCGGCCTGTTCATTTACAACAACCGACAAATAGAGCGTAAGCCCATCAAACACTATATGCAGTGGCAGTAGAGGCTTTACGAACTGATTAAACTTTCTGAGAATTTCTTCTGTAATTGCGGACTGATCTATCGTTCCAGTAATACCCATTGTCCGGGCCAGGTCGTTTATGGGAATACTGATCATTCCTCTGGAAGTCAGAAACATCTCGCCGAATGTGCCGCCGGTGGTTTCCAGTGTGCTTTCTGGAATCAGGACCGTGCCATAGGGATGACGTTCAAAGTCCACCGGAGCATATATGGGATCCCATAAAACCGATATACCGTTAAATTCGCGATAAATTGTCTGGTTTATAGGGCGTTCAGTACCCTTAAAATGGATCTCATCAAACCGCTGTTGTAACAACATCGGAACGGAAGATGAATTCGACGTTCTGATAGTAAAAAACTGGCCAAGTTCATTTGTCCTAGTCTCCAGATCCTCCTTGCTCATGGAGAAAATAGACTTCCGGTTGGTAATTCGCTCCAACCATGGGTCAACAAAGGTGTCCATCATTGACTGAACCAAATCAGCCAATGATTTATAAAGTAATGACTTTTGCTTAGCTGATGTAAGCCGGTTATTAAACCAGGAACGCTGCATCACTCCTCCTCATACGAAATATTAAAGGTGGAGTTTTCTGTATCCAGATAAACGAAATCGTAAAAGCCGTTGGACTCATTCCACTCGACAAATTCCAGATAAAAGTCGCGGAAATAACCCAGCGTTTCGATAAATGCCCAAACGTCTTTTTTCTTGATTAGGATGTACTTGCCGACACGGTTCGGATCAAAGAAAGTTGAGTCACGCCCAAATTTTGTTTCCAGTGCCGACTTCAGCTCATCAGTCACGTTCTCAATGGTCAGGCTTGCCGATATCCGCCCAGTGATGGTGATCTTAAAGGGTAGTTTTCTGACCTCTTTATACGAGAATTTCTTGTTCAACTCATTCGGCACCTTCTTAAAGGCAGCCAGGATCATTTCTTCAAGCTCTGACTGGCTTTTGTTTGGATGCCATCCTGAAATAAATATCTTATTGATATTCCGAACATTATAAGCACCATCTAATTTCTCTTGCTGGCCTTCGCCCCATGCCTTTACCCAGGACAGTCCCGGGATGTTACGCACCAGAAAATACGTATAGTCCCCGCCCCATACGACCTGATCATCATAGGCAAGGTAATATTGTGCACGATTACGTGTGATCTCCGTTGTTTCGGCATCGGTACCTGCGGTTATGGGTGTCGTTGTCTTAACTGAAATCAAATTAGCTAAATTAGCCGCAGAATCGACAGGAGTCAGGTTTTGGCCAGCAACCAGGGTTATATCTCCGTTGGTGCACCATACCTTAAGTGTAATGGTCGAGCCTTCTGGCGGTATTTGCCCAATTAGCCCATCACCGAATCGAACCCCCAACTGCTCGGATGGCTTATAAAACTCAACGTAGACCTGGCTTTTACTACCGGCTAACCGGAACATAGTGCTGGAAGACCACTGCGTGGTCTTACCATCGGTCGTCACGAATACTTCCAGCTTATAGCAGACAGCAGTGAGAGCCTTTGATAACACGACTTCCAGAAATTCTTTGGCTGCCGTAACGGTATATGTCACCTCCTGGATTTCCAACTGTGCCACTTCTACCGTACCGGTGCCGTCAACCAACCTGCATACATCCATAGTCATGTAAGGGTACTGGTCGTCAGATATTAAAGGCATATTTTTGGGGATTACCGCTGGGGCATCTTCACTTGTGGCGGTGATCTCAATCATCCCCGATGACGGTGTTGGCTTGGTACCAACGTAACTATTCGTTTCTGCCGCTGCCAGGATAGAGGAACGCCGCGTCGCGGTCGATATAAAGCCTTCAGCCAGCGCCGCATCGGCATACTGAAAGCACCTGTAGACAATCTGGGTAATAAACAATGTCAGCATCGAGACAAATTGAGAGCCGACAAACTTCGACCAGAATGAATCTTTCTCGACAAGCTCTTCAAACTCTGCACGAATACTGTCTTTAGTCGGTGTTGTTTTACTCATAGCACCACGTCCTGTGTGATAGTTATATCCCTGATACGAATGGATATTTTCAACTTATCAAAAGCATCTCCCTCGGCTACTGACAAGCCAGAAATCGGTATGTCAGGTAAATCTACCGTCAGTTTTTGCAACAGCATTGCCTCAACCGCAATTTGAACATGCGACAAGTTGGTCGGTTCGTGTTTAAACTGCGGTAAAACATTGCCCCATGACGGATCCCCGTATACCTCACCCTGATAAGTGTTTAGCCACTCATATAAACGAGCGCCCCAGGCCTCCTCCTGGGACTCATACGTTTTTACGCCGGATAACTCCAGCGTCAGCAAAGGATCAATTTCGTTATTGTTGGCCATCAATCAACTCTCGCGTAGTCATTCATCAACGGATCATCAATTGACAGTGGTACCGTGCGCATAACGCCCGGCTGAGGCGTGCTGACCTTTACGACAGTTCCCTGGCCTTTCGCCGAGTCTTTGGTGTGCTCTTCAATCCTGGCAAGCAATGAGGTCATCTGCGCAAACAGCCGCTTCGTTTCACCATCAAGTGAAACGGTATTATCAGCCAACTGCATTGTCGGCTTGGCACCGGAGCCACCAAGGTCACTAATAACCTGTCCGTCTATCTGCATACGACCGGTTGGTTGCTGCAAATCGTTGGCGGCAGTCGTCACCTGGGACGTGGAGGCTGGTTCAGGCGCATTATTTTTCCGCATCCCCGGCGAGTTGCGGAGTTTATCGAATAGTCCATCAATCCCCATTTGTGCGCCGAGCTGGTCAAAGTAACTTGAGTTGTTGGCCACCGGACGCGCCTCTTCAACTGGCATCGGGGTATCAACATACACATTGCCAGCTGCTGTTGCGGTCCCCTTCCCTCGTGCACGTTCTTCTAGCGTTCCCTGAACGACTTCCCGACGCATCCCCCGGCCATTCATGAATTTGTTGACCAGATCGTTAACGCCAACAGCATTGCCGATTTTGTCGACCAGACCGCCTTTCTCAAACGGGCTATCACCAGGGGTAAACGCCAGGCCAGTAGACTGATCGATAACAGCGTTATCAGGCAGTGGTCCCCTCACTCCATATTGCGCCCCACCCTGTGCTCCTGCTCCAGGTGTATAGATTTCACCACCTAAATAGCGAGCACGATGAGTATTGACCTTGATCGCGTACTCACGGTTTTCTTTCGATAAGTCACCTGTGCCTTTTTTCCACTTATTAATAGTGCCAAACCCAGCATTATATGCAGTGATGGCCTCGTTTAAGTCTCCATTGGCTTGCTTCAGATACTTGCTCATGAGAAGAGCCGCAGCTTCTGCCGATTTCACAGGATCAAACGATTCACCTTCAGCTAAGCCAGTCTCTTCACGAGCAATCCCCGTGAACTGAAACATCCCCAGAGCACCGGTTTGGGATTTTGCATACGGATTACCACCAGATTCAGTTGCAGCAATCGCGTAAAGAGTGCCTTCTGGAAGACCGTATTTATTCTCTAGTTCGGCAAAATACGGAGCCAACTTATCGAGATTTGCCTTACCTTCAGCGCCAAGACTTCCGACTTTTACATCTAAGTTGCCATTGTTGTAAGTATCCGCAGCTTTCTGAATGTCATTCCTGGTGCCAGTGGTATTAAGCGACGATGATGACGAGCTATTTTGACCAATAGCTTTATCAATTTTCTGCAACGCGCTATTGCCCGTTTCTACGGCATTTGCATTGATAATCTGATTGGCAGTTTGTTTAACTGTTTTATTGCTATCTTTCGCTGTGTCCAGTGCCGCATTTATCACGCGGGTAGCAATATTACTCTGTTTGGCATCGGATTCAGTTTTAGAATCAGACGTCTCCTGGTGGCTATTAACCGGAGCTTTTAACTCTGGAGTGATTTCTTTCGCATTAGCCTCGCCGATCGGATTGGGTATTTTTGATACAATCATTGCCGCAGGGGTATTTTTAACGGCATCAACCGCTGCATCTAATGCTTTACCTGGTAAATTTTTAACCCCATCCCAAATATTACCAGCCGCCTCTTTAATGTGTTTCCCTGGGTTCTTAATGAAATCAATTGCACTATCAATTGCATCACTGAAAACCTGTTTCAGGTTATCGACAGTAAAGAAGTCTTTGATGGCATCCAGCTTTTCAAGCAGCTTATTAGATGTATCGCTAAACCATGCTGAAACAGCATCACCAATCTTTGCTGTGTAATCATCGAACTTGGTAGAAATGGTGTCGCCAAGGTTAGAAATATATGTTTCTAAGTTGGTAATCCCACTATCAATGGCCTGGGCAATACTTTCCGTCGAAAATGATTGCAACATATTGCCGATATCCTCAAATCCAAGTGATTTGAGAACCTCACCAATGGCGCTGCTAATACCAGATACCAGTCCCCCCATATCAAGAACATTAGCTAACGTATAAGCGGCTTTTTGCTGGAATGATGGATCTTGTCCTGATTTAAGCCCAAACGCTCGACGTTGCGCTTCTGTATCATTCCAACCGGTTACCGCATCATAAATACCTCCAGCCACTGTGCCGACTAGGGGAATTGCGCGTAACGCCCCTTTACCAACTGCCTTTAATCCAAGTTTACCTGCTGCCCGGGCAGCCAAATCTCCGCCTTCATGGGCGAGAGTCTTCTTGCCACCACCGCGTAGCATTCCTACAAGTTTCTTTGCCCCCAGAGCGCCAAAAGCGAGTGCTCCAGCTTTTTTCAGCATGCCACGCCCCATTAACAACGACGCGACGCCACCGGCCCCCTTCCCTAACAGGCTAAATAGTTTGGACAGCAAGCCGCCCTTCTTTTTACCGGTGTTTTTGGCTATCTGATCAAGGGCGCGGAGAATCTTGTCATTGCCCTCTTTAATTTCGCTGGTCTGCTCCTGAAGTTCCTGAACCGTCCGTTTTTGGGTGTTAACCTGAACGACATCGGCACTATTTTGCGATTTACGCCTAAAAAAACCTTTTCTACGGCTGTTATCGTCATTGCCACGAATCACATCGGCAATAGACTTTCTGGCACCATTAAGCGATCCACCAACTTCTTTTGATATCCCGCCAAGCTCCTTCCCTGCGGCCCACAATGGACCAGCAACGGCATAACCTAACGCATCGACGGCACGAGTCTCTGAAGGGTTACCTATGCCTTCAGCTACTTTTGACAGTTTTTTTAATAAACCTGATTCAGCATTTAGACGCTCATCATCCTCTTTGCGCCTGGCCTTTTCAGCACGTTCAGCACGGGCATCTTCCGCTGCGGCCTTACTCCCTGACTTTCCAATAAAACGACCACGCGCATCGCGTTGGTTTTGGCTTTTTTGCGCACCGCCTTTTTGACCGAACATTTCGCGAGCGTGTTCGGCTGCTTCGGTCCGTTGCGCCTTTACATCTTCTGTTATAGCCTTCTTGCGTCGTTTTTTACCCTTTCGCGTAGTTGATTTGGCCTGCGGTTCCTGTAGAGCAACATCCTCCTGAACTACACGAGAAACGTCCCCTAAATTAAGCCGTTTCATTGCCTCAACAATAGGGTCCACTGATGGCGCATTGGCCACAAAGTCTGGCCGGGAATTTTCGATTGTGCGATTTAATGCCGACACACTGCGAGAGACAGGATCAACTGTAGCAACTCGCCCCCCTTTCAAATCTTCAACGGCTTCCCGAATACCTGCAAGCTCTTCCAGCTCTTTTGCGCTGGCGGTTTCAACCGTCCTTATCACATCGTCAATGTTGGCGTTTTTTCTTTCCATGATCTTATCGCCTACCGCTTCGGTTTAAGTTTTTCTTCCAGTTTCTCCAACAGGAAAAACGCATAGGATTCAGTGAGCCTTTCAGCGTCCTGAATCGGTATACCCCCATACAAAACCAGGTTGGACACTAAGGTCTGATAGCTTTTCAATCCCCACCTGTGGAATGAAGTCGGTAGCCCAAAAGGGCACCCACAGACGGGTATACGCACCCTCTGTGGACTCCTTTGTATCCTGGTTTGGGCATTTGTGCGGCGGGAGACGAAGACGCATTTCGCCTTTATCGATGTAGCACGGTAAACCATGTTCGAGCTTTTCATGAGCCAGCCGGATGTGTGCCGCCAGCTTCATAAATTCAGTATCAATGGCCATCCGTTTGATCGTTTCATAACGACGCTCAGCCTGCTCTTCACGAGTACCGCTAACATCGTTATAAAGTTCACACTGATAAGCGAATTCCCCAAAACGCAAATCAACGATCGCTTCTTTGAATTCCGCGTCGTCTTCAGGTGGCAATGCTGCACGGCGCATCTCCAGCATTTCCATTGCCCAACCATCAAGCGGCACGATACGCCATTGATAAGGCACGCCCTCTACAGACACCTCAATATCGTCAATGAACGGTTCCACTTCCAGGACCTGGATATCTTCAGCCAGAGCATTCATATCGCAATCGTAATAATGCTCTTTACCGCAATGTTTACAGGTGTAGGTGAATGTCTCGACCGGTGTTTCACGGGAGCCAGTAAATATCCACCATAACGCGGTAATCCGGTCCTGCGCCGTCCATGTCAGGGGATCATATTTCGCGGGTTCAGCCAGCAAGGCTTTTAAATACGCCGTTGTCTGTTGTTCTTGTTCCTCCGGTGTTATCGAGTTGAAACGCATCGCATCAGCAATATTTGGCTGACGGAACTGGATCAATTCAGTTGGCCGCGATGGTAGCGGGAAAAGAGGTAAAAGCATCCTTGCTCCTTAATTCAAAGTGAAAAACTAAAGCCCAGAAGGGAAGCCAAAGAACTTGAGGATTGGTTAAACGTGCTGTGCAATGCGAAGGTCATTGGGAATGACTTAAATTCCGTAACCTGATCCCGCGCATAGGTGACATCGCCGGTAGTAACCGGGAATACCGTCATCTCATTTTCCAGTTTGGTTAAACCGGAAGACAGCAACCGATAAATACGCACATTGAGCAAATATTTAGACGGTATGTTCACGGTGCCGTCAGGATTGATCACCCGACTTTTTGCCGTCTTAAACCAGTCCAAAACGAGGCCATCACCGGTATCCCTGACCATCATTGTTATCTGCCCAGGCGAACGCTCCGTTGGCTGAAGGATATTCCCTCCGCCGATTTTAATCGTTTCATATTCGATGCTGTAATCGTGGTAGGTAATGTCTTTGGCAAAGAAGTCTGCCCCCTCCAGCCCATCAACTTCGACAGAGAACTGCCATCCTTGCGCGAACAGCATTTTGTTCATGATGATTGACGTCAGCTTACCAACTTCCCGCTCACCAACGCCGGAGCCAAATAATGTCGTCGTTAATGCCGAAGATATATAAGACTTTACTGATGCAACATTAAGTCCCATATCAACGACCTCACTTCAACATGGATGAGAAAAGAACAATTCCCGGGATAATTGCCCTTGTTGCGCTCATTTTCTCTTCCAGATCCAGCTTTCGCTGATACAGCGTGTTCTCGTCGGATAAATTGCTGGTATCGAGTTTCCCCGCGATAGATATTCTTCGCAGGCGATCAGTGTTAGGTATCGCGATTAACACTTCCAGATAGTCAGAAAGTAACCCAATGATTTCAGGTGGCACTTCCCCATTATCCAGATCCATATCACGTAAATTAGCCAGATATGACACATTCAGCGGGTATACCGCTCGATGAGTATCTTCAAGCTCGATATTCCCATCGTAAACATCGGAGTAGACAAGATCGCCGGTGTGATCTGTAACCGATACGAGCGCAAGAAAATCAGCTGGGCAAGCAAGTGATTTACAGGTCTGATCAGTGAAGCGTATCCGCTTGATGTGCCCCGCCCTATCCTGGTAGGTTCCCAATGCTTTTCTTAGCAGGGACTCCAGTAAGGCAGGTTCATCCGCAATCAAAGGTGTGAAGCGGGATTTGACGTCTTCGAGTAATTGTCGTGGTGTCATTGAAACCTCGTAGAATCTGGTGTGTTAACCGATTCTACGAGTAGTCATTTGTGACAGGTCATTTTGCGCGCTTCAGGCAGCCATCTTCAGGTGCCGCGTTGAAAAGCTCTGCGGCCTTACGTAGCGTAAATGTTGCGATTTTTTTTCCGTCTACGTATGCATCGAATGTTTTAACTTCCATATCAGGGGTATCTGACCAAAAACCATACCAGTAACTATCACCCACAGAGGAACCGATAGAACTGATAGGATATTCATCATCACCAACTTTCAGCGTTATTTGTTCTTTTTTAGCATCAAATGACTCACCGCCAGGTTCTGTTTTCATGAGAGTGAGTAGTCGTGTTCCTACTTGATTGGGATCCGTATTATTAAATCCAACATCGCACTCAAATGTAAGCGTATAATTATCTTTGCTGGAAACAGCATAAGAACGAACACCATGAGTCTCGCCGGTTGACCATTTGCTTACATTTGCCATTGATGAAAACGGAGTAAGCAAAGCAAGAACTAGTAAAAATCGTTTGATGCGCATTAATTTATCTCCTTTGGATATTAATATTTTAATTAGTTAACCACCATATATTCACCATTCATAGGGTAAATTAAGCGCTTTTAAACCTTGCTGGAAAGTATTAAGAGATCCATTTTTTTGTTGTTCCATTTTTTCGCGTGCAGCTTTCTCATACTGCTCCATCCGTTGGTTATACTCTTGCAATTCCTCCGGGGAGAGGTTTCCCATTGGGGAGTTTGTACCCGGCCCCCTGGCCCGTTCTTCAAGCGTACCCTGAACGTTTTGATGGCGCATTCCCGGGGAGTTTCTGATTGAATCAATGCCATTTCTTCCAACGTCTTCTTTATTAACGGCATTGCTCGCCACCAGCACACCCCAGCTAGGAATAGCAAAATCAGGAGCGGTTTCGCATGCCTTTACCATATAATCGAAAGAGCTTCGATTGATCTCGTTTGCGTCGGGATTTAACAGGCGAGAATATTGATATTTAGCATTTTCGTTGGTTGCGACTTTATACAGTTCTTGCTGCACCATCGCTTCAGAAAGTTTAAGGCGTTTCATATCTGACAGTAACTTCTTGCGCATGGATTCATCTTGACTGACAGCAAAGCCGTAAACGTGCCCAAGGTATTTCGTATAATCGGTACAAATCTCCTTTACGCTTGATGCTGCATTAACAGTCCCAGCCATAAATAATAACGGTAGTAATAGTTTTCTCATTATAACCTCACCTGCCTTATAACCCATTTAGGGTACATATTTTCGCCTTTAAAAAAAGAGGTTATTAGATCCAATTGTGTATTTATTAAACAAACAATGCTCTAATAAATTTGTATTTTTAAGTCGCGAATGCTATCTTTTCGCATCATATTGACCTTTTAATCGTTCAGGCTTATAGTTCCGCCGTCGTAGCAAATTCTACGACCAGGTTTGACAGCCTGAATGATTGTGCGGACAACCGCAGATTTCCGATATTGCGGTATTTTTGTGTCCGTTAAACCGCGTTACGCCCAAATTATGGTGGGGCGTGATGGGGAGGCTTCGGCCTGCTGGTTTCACAATCGCCAGTCTGTCAACCCTGTCACGTCCTGCCACCTGTTTGACAGCGGGTAGCAGGTTGTTAAACCTGATTGTGAGGCCGTAACTATGGTTAATGCCAATCCTTGCGCACGCCAAGAATTCATCTGGCGTTTCTATTCCTGTAAAAAACACCACTATCACTTCGTTATCGCAGCAACAGAAGACGAAGCACGCTCTCAATTGCCTGATGGCCCCTGCATTTTTACAGCCCGTTTTTCAACTAACTCGCGCAATTCACTTAGTTACTGGAGCCTCCCCTTCTCTGCCGACGTTCAGGGGGGTTTATGAAAACACCTCTCGTCACCCGTAATGAAATAGCCGAAGCGATCGCCTTGCATACAATCTGTATGCCGACACGGGAGATCCCCGGCGCAATTGCCAACTACTTCATGATAACCAGACGTTTTTATACCCGAACAGATAAGGCTGTGATCAACAAGCTACTGATAGCCAAGATCAGGGATTATTTGATTGAACAAGGACGTCTACGTTACGCAACAGTGGCAGCAGAAATGAGAAAGGAGGCACATAGAATGACCGGTAATAATTTGAATGTTGAAAAAACAGCACCTGTTACGTCAGCTACGCCAGCACCAGCCGTGAATATCATCCCCAACACCGGAGACACAATCGACAGCCTGACACTGTTAAAGATGGTCAATGAAGCGCGTAAGTTATGTGGGGAACCAGAGGTTCGGAACAACAAATTCATCGGAAAAATACTCGATGAGCTTGATGGTGAGCACTACACAAAAAGTGTAGTGGAAAAAATGAACAAAACATCAATGCTTGTCATAACCATGACTTTCAAACAAGCCCTGCGAGTCGCCGCGCGCGAGTCAAAAGCGGTCCGCCGTTCGCTGATCGACAAACTGGAAGAATTGCAGCAGGCAAACTCCCCTACCCCATCGATCCCCCAAACATTACCAGAAGCTCTACGCCTGGCTGCCGAGTTGGCAGAACAGAAAATGCAGCTGGAACAACAGCTGGTGGCCGCTGCCCCTAAAGTCGATTTTGCCGACCGGGTATCAGTGGCTAATGGAATCCTGATCGGGAACTTTGCAAAGGTTGTTGGACTTAAGCAAAACGCCCTTTTCTCATGGTTGCGCCAGAACGGCATTCTCATGGCTTTTGGTGCGCGCAAAAACGTACCGCGCCAGCAGTACATTAACGCCGGGTATTTCACAGTGAAAGAAGTGGTGCTGGATGATGAAAATGGCTACCAGATACGGCTGACGCCCCAATTAACGGGTAAAGGCCAGCAGTGGTTAACTCGCAAGCTACTTGATGCTGGTTTGTTAAAACCAGTAGCAATAGGTTAACAAAAGAAAAAAACCTGCCAGCAAACTGGCAGGTTTCTGAGCAGATCGTCCAACCCGATCTGGATCGAGTCAGAAAAATTTGCTCTAATAAATTTCGTTTTCTAAGTGCAAAGAATCACCATTTCGAGCTGGTGATTGAAGGTTGATGCAAATTTGGAGAAAAAATGCAACAAACATTCAATGCGGATATGAATATATCAAACCTTCATCAAAATGTCGATCCTTCAACCACTCTGCCTGTTATTTGTGGTGTTGAAATTACGACCGACCGCGCTGGCCGTTACAACCTTAATGCTCTACACAGAGCGAGCGGACTCGGTGCCCATAAAGCGCCAGCTCAATGGCTAAGAACGCTGTCAGCCAAACAGCTCATCGAAGAGCTTGAAAAAGAAACTATGCAGAATTGCATAGTTTCGTTCGAAGGCCGTGGCGGCGGCACTTTTGCCCATGAATTGCTCGCAGTGGAGTACGCAGGCTGGATTTCTCCCGCGTTTCGGCTGAAGGTAAACCAGACATTTATCGACTATCGAGCCGGAAGATTACAACCTGCTATTCCGAAGAGCCACCCAGAAGCTCTCCGTTTGGCTGCTGACCTGGCAGAGCAAAAGCAACGGCTGGAGCAAAAAATGCTGATGGATGCACCTAAAGTCGAATTCGCCGAACGCGTTGCTACCGCCAGCGGGGTTCTAATCGGCAACTATGCCAAAGTGCTCGGCCTGGGCCAAAACTATCTCTTCACCTGGTTGCGTGATAACGGAATTCTGATCGCAACCGGTGAACGCAGGAACGTCCCCAAACAAGAATACATATCCCGTGGGTATTTCACCCTTAAAGAAACCGTGATCGATACAAGCAATGGAAGCAGGATTTCTTTCACGACTCGTATAACCGGCAAAGGTCAGCAGTGGCTGATGAAGCGATTGCTTGATGCTGGTGTGCTGGTACCTGTCGCGGCAACGCGCTAACAGACGTAGTAAGAACCACCAGCATTGTAATGCTGGCTAAAGTCACTTTCCTGAGCTGTATAACGATGAGCGATTTTACTTTTTCTGGCTATGAATTGGCCTGCGTTGTAACACACTCCGGTCTATCCCGTAGCGCCGGGCATATCCTGTCGCAATGTGCAAATCTCGCGGCAACAACCAGTGAATACTTCATTCACAAGCCTCACCGCCTGATCGCGGCAGAAACTGGTTATAGCCAATCAACCGTCGTTCGTGCATTCCGTGAAGCTGTAAACAAAGGAATTCTGTCTGTAGAGATTGTTATCGGCGATCACCGTGAACGTCGCGCTAACCTGTACCGGTTTACACCATCCTTTTTGGCCTTCGCACAACAAGCCAAAAATTCGCTGATTGAAAGCAAATTAAAGATCTCTTCAGCGGCAACCAAGGTTAAAGCTGTTCTCGCTAAGACATTGGCTTTATTTAATTTTTTATCCACACCCCCATGTCAAAATGATACCCCCTCCCCCTGTCAGGATGACGTGGCAATAAAGAATAAGAAGTCACAAGTTAAAAAAACAAAAAGATCAGTTTCCGGCGGTGCCGGAACGACCAGACTCAAAAAATTGACTTCATGGATCGCTGAGGCAAAAGCAAAGGCTGACAATCTGCGGTTATCCAAAAAACGCGCTCAAAAACATGAGTTCAAGCAGAAGGTAGAGGCGGCAGCGCGGAAATATGCTTACCTGAAGAACAAGCGTTCTCCTGATATTGGCGGGGTATCAAACTTCGATAATCTGCCGCATTGCATGACGGTAAACGAAGCTCTTAATGCGGTTTTAGCCAAAAATAAAGATAACGAACAATGGGGTATACCGGCAGGATTCAGAGGGTAATGAATTGCTCTAATTATAACCATGCATACTTTCAACACCTCTAGTTTGCCATGAGGCAAACTCATAGGTGTCCTGGTAAGAGGACATAGTTGTCAAATCTGGACGTCCCTTTATTGCAATTAATAAACAACTAACGGACAATTCTACCTAACAATAAGTGGAGTTAACATGTTGAACCGAAGAACATTTAATGTATTCTGCGATGAATCCTGTCACCTACTAAATGATCATAATAAAGTCATGGTATTGGGTGCACTTTGGTGTCCTGGCTCTATCACAAAAAAAATTGCTAGAGACATCAAGGAATTAAAATTAAAACACAATCTAAAACCTGATTTCGAAATCAAGTGGACTAAAGTATCTGCGTCCAAAGTTGAATTTTACTTAGATGTCGTAGATTACTTCTTCAGCAACCCAGCATTGCGCTTTAGAGGTGTTGTTGTTCCTGATAAAGAGCAACTGGACCATGCTCGATTCCATCAAGATCATAATACTTTCTATTATAAGATGTTTTTTTATGTCTTAAAAAACATAATAGAAAGTAACAACACATACAATATCTACCTAGATATAAAAGATACTTTAGGTATTGAAAAAATTGAGAAATTAAGAGGGGTTCTTCACAATGATCGCTATGATTACAATCATGAGTCGATAAACAGAATTCAACATATACGATCTCATGAAGTGCAACAATTGCAGCTAACGGATCTTTTCATTGGTGCGTTAGGCTACGTTCATCGAGGAATGAATAGCAACGCGGGAAAAATCCAAGTCATAAACAGGATAAAATCACATACAAACAGGGAGTTACTAAAAAGCACTCTTCCAACAGAAAGTAAATTTAATATTTTCGTGTGGGAGGCTCGCTGATGCTTCAAATGCCAGATTTATTGTACTTCAATGGAAGTTGGCAAGAGTATATAGACGATGTATATGATGTTGTCAGAGAAGACATTTTAATCTCTAATATAACGTTTAAGGGTCTCCCTGTTCGATTACGTTATTCACCGGAATATGATGGGAAAGAGTTCGGATTTTGGCATTTAGTATCAGAGGGAAAAAAAGAAGAAGAACGTATACCCGATCTTGAACGGTGCAAGCGAATTCGCTGGATCGCGCATATGATAAGGAATTATAACCATTGCGATATATCATGTTGGTCTGAAAGACGAGGACCAACTGAAGAGTGGGTAATCTGGAATGAGTGTGAAAACTACGTTGTTGTGCTATCCGCACGTAGAGACTATTGGCTTCTCAAAACAGCCTATGTTGTAACCTATGACAGTAAAATCAGAACACTCAAACAAAGCAGAAAAAGAGCACTTGGGACATAAAAAAGCTGAACCCGACACATATTGCTATGTATCGGGTTCGATCGCTCTTTCTACACATGGTAGATGAGTAAGGCAAATCTAACCGATCTACTTTAGCTTTTCAATAGCTAGCTATAACTTTCCGCATATATTCTTCTGATAATTCCTGGAGAGCGGTTGGGTTTTCTCATGCTTTTCTGCGCAGAGAAGCACACTTATTCAGCAATAATAAATGCAATTCTTTGTTATCACTAAGTATTTCTACACACCAATATCGTAACGTGTTCACTTCAAGTGTAGCCAGCACCTTATGTCGAAAAGCCCCCTCCCCTACACATAACGATGGCTGACATTCTGCTAAGGCACATAACCATGTATTGGCATCATAGAGAACCCAATAATGCTCATCTGAAATAGTTATGCATCCAATTATTTCGAATCTTCTTTCTATCGTCTCAGGAGAGTATGAAAAATCAATTTCCATAACATGCTCAAAATCTATCTATACCGGCATAATTTAAGCACAAAAAAGCTCCCGAAGGAGCTTTAAAATACAAGGGATGACTCTTAATCCCACTCAATCCAGTTGTAAACGATACGAAGTGACGGGCGCACAGCGGCAGTCACATCTTCGGTACTAAAGTCGATTGCATCACTGTAGATTTTGCAGTCCAACATTTCAATTGTTGTAGCAGCTTTTGTCACAGCGTTAACCCCGGAAGATTTGGATTCAGGGGTCGCAGCCATCGTGATATCAACATAGTCCTTCGCCGCAATGCGATCTTTAATGAACTGAAGAATATCGCCTTCGATAGTCTCCACGCACTGGACCTGGATTTCCCCAGAGTTTCGAATTGGACCGTGCTGGTTGAACTTCACACCATTCGGACCATAGTCCTCCACATCCTCGCGGGTCATTTCAGGAATTTGCGACGTGCGAACCAGTACGCTGATATCTTCATGGCCTGCAAAAGTGAGCTGGAATTCAGAAGATACCAGTCGTTCGCCTTTGGCCGCGTTGGCAGTATAGCGGCCCTTAATAAATTTACGGTTTCCCTTAGTGTTATTGTGCCCCATATAAAATCCTTTTACTGGAACGCCCGAACAATATCGGAGCTGTTATATATCGAAGAACCGGTCAACTGGAGGTTGACGGTGTTTTTCAGGAAATGCCCATTGCTGTCCCTGGGTGCATCGAGATCGAAACTTATGTCCTGGATAGCGACATCAATGATGTTGATCCGGCGACCAATGTTTAGCGTCACACGCTCCGGGATTCGACCACCAATACTGGCATCTTTAAGTTCCGGGCTAATCATCGCTGACAATGCGGCGATAGCTCCTGAAACCTCCGTGAATGGGTCAAACAAAGCGATGAAAGTTACTGGCAGCGTGAAAGTCGGCGGTGTTCCCCCCTCCCAAACCATTAAGCTGTTCCAACGGGCCACCGACGTTGTTTCAGTACCAACCTGCGCAAAACCACTGAAAGCACCAGCAACAGACCCCATGGACATACCGGTAAACGGCGCTTCCCAATTCTGGGCCATGTTCATTGCTGCCCCCTGGCTGATATATCCGGTAACCTGGTACTGAGAGTTCGTTAAAGTAACTTTCAGAAATGGCGATACACCATCAGCCTGGCTGTAAACCCCATAAGGTATAGGTGCCATTCAAGTTAAAGGCCGGAGTTCTCCGGCCTCCTCCTTTAGCCAAGGCGCTTACGGCGCAGTTTCATTGACTTTTTGCGGGCAAGTTTTGCCGCGCCGGTCTGGGCTTTTCGACGCGCTTTTTTCAGCGCCGATTTTTGAGCCGCAGTCAGACGTTTTTTCCGCAGGCGTTTACGGATGAGTTTGATCTCACCGTTACGAACAACCTTCTTAAATGCTTCAGTCAGCATTTCATCAGAAGTGCCAGCAACAACAAACGCCGCTTCCAGTTCGTCGCGGTCGTCGCTATCTAAACCAGCGATAGAGGCACCAACATCAGCAGCAGCGTCGTCGTCTTCATCGTCAGCCAGTGCTTCGATCATGTCATCATCTACACCGCATGCTGCGAGGAAGTCAGCAACATTTGCCCATGCTTCGTTATAGGCATCGTCCTGTTCTTCTGTAACTTCGGAGTCGTCGTCATCAGAGATACCAGCGATAGCCTGAACGAAACCATCAAGGGAGTCGAAAGTCAGATCACCGCTATCAGCCCAGGCGAAAACGGCGTCGGCCGCATCACTCAACGCATTCTGCATCGCACTTCGATTTGCAGCTTCCAGAATCATCTGGTGCGCCTGTTCAACGGTCCATTCTTTACCGTCTTTCTCTTCCAGGATTTGCTCAGGAGCCGGATCAGATGGAACGTTATCGTTAGTCTGTGCCGCCGGTTCCGGATTATTATTAATAACCGGATCTGTTGGCGGTTCGGCGCTTGCTCGGGCAGACTCCATCAGCTGCACAGGATCAGAGTTCAAAGCGAAACGGGACAGTCCATTCCCCAAAAATGCCCCGGATTGAAAAAAGTTTTTGCTCATTGTATTCCCTTACTTAATAAGCAGCGGTACGCCCTGGATACGACGGGCTACGCCAGTCGGGCAGCAGGCCCAGACTACTTCCCATTTATCGAATTCCGCCTGCGTAACTTTCAGCACATACGGTTCTGTACCGTCAGCATCAGGATCACGAGGAGCCACCAGAGCGCCGGAGGCGACAAAGCGATCTAAAAGTTTGGTCATCCCTTTAGTCAGGCCAGCTGCAGTAATACCGTCCGGGCTATGCTTCATCTGTCGGGCTAACTGGACAAAGAAACGGCTGATTGCATTCATCAGGGATGGGACGTGCTGGAAGTGCAGATAGTTATCCTGCGTGCAGCAAGTTAAAGCATCGTCGATGATCATCTGGCCAGAGGTGCCAACAGATACTTTATTGAGACGGCCCTTGACCATTGCTTCTTCGTCCGGGGTATCTTCCGGATACAGCGGTTGAATTGACGCACGAGCAATGACGGCACGTTCTTCACCAGCCGGTGAGTAATGCCAACCGCCGACATCAGAGTTTTTCTTGACGCCACGAGCTTTCGCCGCATACGCCGAGCCAGACAGACCGAAGACCACACGGGATTGGGTCCATTTGTCTTTGCAGGAGAACGGGAAGTGATAGACAGCACAGCTTACATAATCGGTACCAAGTAAACCGGTATCTTCAACAGCAGAGATCGCTTCCGTGTACGTCAATGTCGGTTTGACATCAAAGAAGCCATCAATCAGGCGATCTGCACAGATTTTACCTAATGCGGTGATAGCCGCATTGTCATAGCAGCCCAAGCCAAGAACAGCGGTGTACATGTACGGCGCATTATTCAGCACTTTAACCGCACGCAGATATTTAGAACGGGCTTCCAGAGCCGTAGGCAGATAACACAAGCGGCCCATGTCATCTTTCGCTTCTTCCGCCAAAGACACAGTGTGTGTCTCCAGGGTCGTTACCACACCGAGCGAAGTCGTCTGGGTCAGTTTTAAGAGGAAGCGTTCATTACCCGCGCTGTCCGCTGTTGCCGTTTCGATGGTTAACTCACGAGTAGGTGAAATACACGGATCACCATCATCAACGTAGATAGCAAAGGCTTCGCCGCTATCAAGTTCAATTTCAGAACCGTATGGCAACGCACTGTAAGCCGGTTCGCCTGATTCATCGAACATAATAATCGGGAACTTCGCATCATCCGGAACAGCACGGACAACATAACCAGACGTTTGCTGAATAGCTTCGTACACATGGCGAATTGGTTCGAACTGTGAGCCGGAAGACGGCTTCAGCGGTTCGCCGAGAACATCTTCGTAATTGGACTCAGTAACCGCAAGAACAGTAAACGGCTTGCCACGCGCAAATACGCCAATACCAGCCCACAAGCTGCTATTTAATGCAACACCGGTAGATAACGTCGCATCGGCATTGATCGGGCTAACCGCGACGCCAGATGCATTACCTAATGACTGTTGAATTGAATATTGAGACATAACTTTCCCTGTTATGCGCCCCGCACGGGGGCGCTATGTTAAACGGAGAACTTCCCCTGATTACTCAGAGTCACCGGCATCAATCGTGTCGCCGCTAATGAAGTTAAGCCCGCCTTTTTTGGCCATTGTCAGCGTTACACGAGTGAAGTAATCAGCGCCGTTGCGTGGGTGCATATCGTTGATAGCCGAACCCCACAGCGTGGTACGGTTGACCAGCGCCGGAGTGGTCGGATGCTGGAACGGGATGGCCGGGACAGCATCACCAGTCACGAAGCCTGCTTTACCCGGATTTTCATCACGGACGTAGCACAGCACATCCATCGAGCTGAACTGAATGTTCTCTGTCGTTAAGTTCTTACAAATACCAGCAGGTACTTCGTACACTTTCACGTTACCGAACAGGGTACCGATGTAGTGAACATACGGAGTCTGGATATAGTCTTCGGCTGGCTGGAAGAAATCCTTCGGCAACTGTTTGAAGAAAGATGCTGCATCAGCACCAGCAAACATCCCCATCGCACCAGAAGATTTAACGCGCTCAATAATGTCGCGATATACAGTCTGGAATTTGCCACGAATGATGGTTGCCCATACATCAAAGGACTGGTTAACCGGCAGAGCGATGTCAAAGGTGTCGGTCGCAAGAGTACGCCAGATCATGATGCGGAGACGCAACATATCCTGTTCATGGGACAGGTATTCTTTCAGGGTGCGGAACTGTAGGGAACCCAGGTCCAGACCAAATTCACGCTGTGCTTCATACGCCGCCTGTACCGTGTGCTCAGCCGCGATAACGAACTGGCTTGGGAACAGGGTGTATTTCTTCATTTCGTGGTTGATCAGCGGGATCAGCTCAGGAGCGGCTTCAATATTGATTTCCGTCTCAATTGCGATCTCAGTGCCTTTATCCGGCGCTTTGGAGAACGACAGGGCAATCTGACCAATGTTGTAGTTCAGAGAGCAGGTAACAGTGATTTGCTCACCAGCAGCATTAGTAAACGAGTGAAGTAGGCTGCCGGAACCGTTATCAACAACAGACTTAATACGGTTAACGTAGATGTTAGTACGACCTTTTCGGATTGGTACATTCTGGCCTTCGAAGTCTTCCATCTTGAAGGTTGCGGTTTTGCTGGTGCCATCGGAGCTTGCCACCAGCACATAGCGGCGACGTAACTGGCTGTACACACCGACGGATTGCATGTCCAGAACATCACCAGCAGCATAAGAACCAAAAGAGGAACCTGCCACGTTAAAGACTTCATAGATGTCGGACTGGTCACGCGTAACCGGAATGAAGGTACACGCATCAGCGGTAGCTGCCCCCAACTGAACAGGCAGGATCATCGCGAGGAATAAAGGCAGACGCATAACACCGTCAGAAACGCTCATCATCTCTGCTGCGACGGATTCCAGCATCGCTTTATTAGTGGCATCCATGCTATTGCGGGTGGACTCAATCAGGCAGTTTTCCAGCGTCTGGTGGCAGGAGGCCAGAATTTCCGGACGCGGCATAGATTTATGTGCTGCGGCGTAGTCAGCCAGTGCACTTGCCCACGCTGTAGCGATTTGAGCGGTGGCATTATCAGAGATACCCGCAAAAACCGGGTCTTTACGTGCAGCTTCAAGGATAGATGCGGCACGCGCGGAATCATCTTTAATGAATTGGTTATCAGTACCGAACTGCGCAGTGCTTGCCCAGCCAAGCACAGCTTTAGAGCGTTTTGCGATATCTGCAATACGATTCTGGTATTCGCGTAAGTTACTCAATTTACTCTTCCTTAAACACAAGGCACTTGTGTGAATCCCTTTTCGGAAGAGATTTTATTGAAAGTCACTTGTTGACTTTCTCGCTAAAAGTAATTTTTTAAATTTTTTGTGCGGGGGAGGGGGGCAAGTAAAACAGGCGTGAAACCGTGGGAATTTCAGTCTGAAATTTTTCATGAATATCTATATATATCATATATTTATACATGAAATAGACGCGGGACATTTTAGACAGGGGAGGGGGCTAAAGCCGCCTCCCACCAGCGGGATTATTCCCCAGCAGACATTTTCCCAATGATTTTTTTTATTGCTTCGTCAATTTCAGTTTGCACTTCAGACGGGAGTCTGGAGAACTCGTAGGCGACAACCCGTTTTTTCGGATCGGACTTCTTTCGGGCATATTGGCGACGGTCAGAGAAGTCTCGCAGCTTCTCAACCACCACAGATTTAACCGGCGCGGGCTTCAGGCTTTTGCTTTCCGCTTTGAAGATAGCCAGTATCTTCGCTTTATCCTCTTTCGCGCCCTCAGTCTCTGCAATTCGTTCGCGCACCGTATCAACCAGCTCTTCAATCGGCACGCTTTTAGCGTTAGCATCCTCGGCGATCTGGAGCAGTAACTGGTAATCTGGAAGGGCGAGCTCGCTGGCTACGGGGAAGACAGCAATCATCTCATCCGGCACCGCGGCAGCCTGGAAAGCTCGCGTCACTTTAGCCTTTGAGATGTTCTCAGCTCGGGCGATCTCTTCTTTGGTCATATTCTTACCGTACATAACCTCGAAGCGTTTACCCAGCTCGCGCAGAGTGTGTTCGCGGGCTGTCTGGATATCAATGGCCAGCTGGCGGGCATCCGCCAGGCTGATCTCATCTTTCGTCACCAGAATCTCAAATTTCGTTTCATTGAAGATACACGCAGCACGGCGACGCGATCCGTCCAATACCTCAATGCGCTCCCCAACCATACGACCGATAGCCGGGAAGAACTGTTGCAATTTAATGGTGCGGGAAATATCGCTTACCGACTCAGGGGTGAGCAGAGACTGATCGCGGCCGTTAACTGCCGGGTCAACGAACGTGCGCGACTCAATCTCACCACTCAGCACGACGGTAAGCAAGAATTTAGCCTGGCGGCCAGATTTTAGGGTAAAGGTTTTGGTGCCTTCACTGCCTTCAAGCATGCGAGCAAACTCGGAGCTATTCTTGCCCAGCACTCGTCCACGGGAAACTATTTTTTTCATGCCGCCTCACCCCTAACAAACTCAATTCGATCAAACACAGCCTTAGTGAAACGCTCGGCCTCGGTTCGTGCCTTCTTCAGCGCCTCTGCACTGCCTGGATACGATTGCGGGTTGGCACTGATTACGGTGTCGAAAGACTCGCCGCATCGCTCAAAGCCATCCAGACGAGGCAGAGAAGAGTCCAGAATGTTGCTGGCGTAAACCTCACGCGCAAGGCTGTGTGATGTCTCGTGATCGCGCTTGCCGGTCATCTTCGACATAAAACCAATGCTGGCGCTCAAACGCGGTTCTACGCCTTCCTCCTCCAGTTGCTCCAGCATTTCTGGCAGACGGGTGAGATATTTCAGTGTTGAGTGGAAGTCAACCTGGGCTGGTGGGGTAGGGGTAAGCAGCAAATCGCTGGCCGCCAGACCGTTGAGCAGGAACGGATCCAGGTGTGGACCGGTATCAATAAAGATAAAGTCATAATCATCCGCAACACGATCAATGATATTGCGTCGAAGGATTTCGTACTGATTTTGTCCGGGAAGATGCTCTTCAACCAGCTCTTTCCATTGGCTGGCAACAAAGCCATCGTCGATAGAGGCTGGAATCACGTCTACGCCAGGAACGATGGTCGGACGAATCACCTCTTTGCGTAGCGTCTCCGCGTCCAGGTCGTTCAGCATCGCCTGCGCGGCGGTTTCCAGGATGGAACCAATACTGTGAGTATGGTCGAGGAACATTGTGCTGGATGCCTGAGGGTCAAGGTCAATTACCAGAATGCGCAGATCGTGACGCAGTAAATCCTGATGCACACGCAGAGCGTGCGCCAACGTGACTGTGGAAACCGTTTTGGATACGCCACCCTTCAGGTTTACGACAAAAATAACGTAAGGCGATTTGTGAATGTCGCGATATTTGGGGATCTTACGGTGGGCATAGATATCAATGACGTTCTGGATGGTCAGCGCGTACTGTTCAACGTTACCGACCTGTTTCTTGTTGAACTGGTACCCATCATCTTCCATCTCTTTGATGGCCTGCTCCACAATGCGGCGGCTCAGCTTCGGCAACTTTGCCACAGCGTTACGAGTGAACGTCTGATAATACTCGGTCTGATTGAACTCTTTGCGCTGATCTTCAATATCCTGACTCATGGCCTTAAGTAATGCGCTTGCACGAAGAGCTATGGTGCCGACACCGCCGTAATCGCGTTTCATCATCATCTCCTTATCATTTCGTATGAGTGAATTGTACGTTTGATTCTGCTACGTGCAACTTTTTTTGATTCGTGCGTCAATTATTGCACGTAAAGAAATGGCGATGAGGCTATTAGATGTGTGCTGGAGGGATGATGCAGGACCAGAATGTGCGAGAGAGGGAAGTCGCATTGAATTATGTGCTGTGGAGGGATCGCTGGTATCAAATATGTGTGCTGGAGGGAAAGGCAGAGAATTACATGTGCACTGGAGGGAAAAACGGATGGACAGATGTGTGCTGGAGGGAAAGTCTGGGCAAACTGCGGGGCGTCCCCCTCCAGCGCACATCAAAAACAGGAAATTGGACAAGCCTTCCCGGCAGCACACATTTTTTTAATGCAGCTTCCCTCCAGCACACACTTATTCTGGGAGTTTCAGCTTTGGATTGCGAGAATGGACGATTACAAAACTTTCCCGGCCTTTCTTCTCAATTGAACAGTCGAGATAGCCGATTGTTTTAAGCTGTTCTATCGCTTTCTTAATGATACGGTTTTGCTCGCCAACAGCTGACTGCAAAGCCAGGCGCTCACGGATTCGGGCGAAAGATAGCGGCAACGGATTCTGCGGAAGGCTTTCGATGAAAGTGTAAATGGCTTGTGCAGCTTCTTTCTTCGGAAGGGCACGCAAGGCGTGGTGTTGCAACAGAACGCGATAATCAAGCTGGAACAGCTCCCACAGCTTCGAATCAGCCTCCAGCTCTATCAGATCAAGGTCAGCATCAAAACGACCGACCTTTAGCAGACCAGTCTGATAGCCGCCTTTAGCATCTTTTCCGCGCTTAAAAGCGATACCCTTGTTACGTAAGCGTCCAAGTGATTCATGAATGGTTAAACGCAGTTTCGCATCCAGACGTTTTGAGGGGAAACCACAGGCTTTAGCGAATTCCTGAAACGATAACTGGATGGTGTTTGAGGACAAGCCGTATTTGCTGAACGCGTAGATGACACCGATCCACGTTTTGAAATCAGTATCCATATCGAGTCGAGGACCGGTGATTTTAATATCATCGTAACCCTCGGCTTTAGCTATCTCCAGCTGGGAAAACGCTTTGGTGGCATCAATCTCTTTACTTTCTCCTTTGCTCTTTGATGGCTTCGGCACGAATACCCCCAAGCGCATCAACGCTACAGGCTGCACAGTGTTGTTTGAATTAACTGTTAGTTCTTTTGCCTTACTTTCAATGTCTGCGTAAAGAATATCGGAGATAAATGATTGATTCATATTACTTTTTCCGAATTATGTAGATAGTTTTTATAAGTGATGATAACTACCCAGGCTTTCCCGTCAGCACACATCCTATATCCCGCCAGCACACATTAGCAACCCGTCAGCACACATTTTTATCCCGCCAGCACACATCGTTTTCCCGCCAGCACACATCGCGATACACTTCTAGGCCAGACGTGGCGCGGCCTGCAACGATCAGGGATCTATATGGATCTAATTGGGATCTATATGGACCTAATTATTGGATCTATCCAGTGGATAATGTGGATAAGTGAAAAACCGGCCAACAAAGCCGGTTGGAAGGAAGCTGTATTATTCTATGCTTTCGATGAGAAGACCATGTTCATAACATTTAAGCTCATCGCCTTCGTACAGGAATTGGTATCCAATACCACCATCTTCATGGACATTAGGGAATAACTCATAACTCACTGAAGAGCAAATCACACCAATACAGCGATCAACGCCTTCTCGTTCTTCAGTGCTGAAAAAATCCTCTTCGGTAAGAACATGAGTACATTGCTCATCAGCATAGGTCGGAAATACATGCTCAATGCAATCCGGGTGTTTTAAACCAAGCTGATCGGCAAGCTCGAAAGCACGACGGTATTGTTCAGATCCTGGCTTGCCAACAGTGATGTGCTCAATTTTGTAGATTGAAGTCGCTTTGTTGATAGTTTGCTTTACTGTTACTTTATCAGACATAAAAATCCCTTTTAGTTACCGCTGATAGCGCGGTTGTAATCATTAACGTTGCGATTCTTCCTGTTAATCCCCTTCAGCATCGTTTCTGTATCAAGGATATAGGCTGGCAGATCATCAAAATATTCACTGCTAAATTCTGGCATCCTGCACATAAATGCACTTTTGGGGGCAGGGTGGTTAACCTTTGTCGGCGTCGGCGTTAAATTCGCTGATCGACTCCCGGAGCAACCGCTGAGTGTCAGCAGGAATACGCTGGCGAACATTACCCGCCGCAACCAGTTGTTTCTGAACTTCAGCTTTTCGTTCCATTTGCCTGTCAGCATACTTGGCTTGTTCTGATTCATTTTTCACTTCCTGGCTGTGAAAATGTTGCTCTGCTTTGTTCATCGTCTCAATGGCCTAGTTAAGATCCATTATTGACTTATCACGTTCCTTAACAGCCTGATCAAGACTGCCAATTTTCTCCATGGCTTGCTTTAGCTGATGACGTTCCCATACAAACCCAGCACCAACAAGTGCGCAAATCAGAACAAGAACACCAGTAGCAGCAAGTTTCTCCTTCAAAGACAAAGCTGTTTTTAACGTAGAAAAGAATGACATGTCTTCCTCCTGAAGAAAAATTATCAATGAAGTCCTTTGTTACTGTGCCGCTTTGTTTAATTCATCAAGAACAGAATCAGGAACCAAAGCGGCAACTGCGCTGGCTGTGCTGGCCTTATTTGCTGATGCTTCCGCAAGCGCGGTACCGATAGCATGGTTATAAGCAGTTATGGCTACGTTGGCGCTTTCATTCGCTCGTTCATACTGCTGTTGTAACGCAGTTGTGGGCGCTGTTGTCTGGTTGAAAACAACCCCAAACTGTTCAGTTGCTACTTTCAGAGATTCAATTTGCTCTTCTGTTAGTGTTGGTGGGGGAGTGGCAGTGCCGCCGCCTGAACCAGAGCCTGACGAGCTTCCTGAGCCAGTGTTAAGGGTCTGGTTAATCTCCCCCATAGCAGCGACTAAACTTGATGTATTAAGCGCGTTAACAGCGTCCTCAAGCGATTTAGTAATATTCACATCACCAATGGCAATAGAGATCGGCAGTTCTGAAACTTCTCGCTCATTAGCACGGCAGTAAACATCCCAACCAATATCGAGTTGAAGCAGCATTGACAGATCTGCATAACCAGCCAACAGGTCCGCGTGCTTAGTTGCCAGTTCTCCAATGTTCGTTAAGCCGGTTGTAGTTGTTCTGATCGTTGAAACATAACTGGTAATAGTGTCGGGATAGACAATTGTATCCAGAATTAATCCGGTCAATTCTTCTGCAAGCAGTTTTGCTGTGTTAGCACTGTTTCGTGCCGATGTTATGGCACCAGGTGTTTTCATCCCACCGGCGGCGGCCAATTTTTTATATGCGGATAACTGGTAGTCTTTTTCCAGCATGATATCTCCTAACTTACCTGAACCAGGCCGTCTCCGGACGCTACGGTAGATCCGCATGAAACAGGGTCACCAACGCATACGATCCCTTTACCATTGACGGTAAACCATGCCCTGGTTGATATAGCTTGCCCACCGTGCGTACTGTTTCCATCGGTATTGTGCATATTGCTTACCATCAACTAACACTTCGACTCCGTTGACTTTAAGTAGTGGTTCACTCTCTACAGGAGGCCTGGATGGGAATCCTCCGTGCCCCGAACAAATGCTGTCTTTTGTTGCAATACTTGCCACGTCATCACCAATTATTTGCTCTGATTTTCGTTATTTTAACTCAGGTTGTTTGTGGTCTACATGGCGTTTACTTATTGTAAAATTGCTCTAATAAATATTGTTTTTTATGTCGTATTTTCGGTACCATTCAGCCATCGCCCTTCAATGGGCATTTGTTTGGAGTCGTCAGATGCAGATGGAGCTAATAAGCCGCAAAGAGTTCGATAGCCGTGTAACCAGCGGTGAACTCGACAACTTGCAGGCTATCAAGGTGAAAGAAGGCTTTTGCCTCATTGGGAATCAGAGCGGAACAAATCGCGTTTTTATGCTTCGCCGTACGGATTTGAAGCCATTTGTCTGGAAGAACGAAATTGGTCCCAGCTCATACGCTCAAACGAGGGGGTGCCACAACCTGGCCTTTTTCTACAAAGACGAGCTTTCTGTGGTTGATATTCAAGGGTTACAACATGTTTAAGCACTGGAAAAACATTACTATTTATAAACTTTCTCGTGAGGCGGATCTGACCGACTTAGAAGATAAAAAGAAAATGATCCTTTTCACGCCATGCGGTAGTCAGGATATGGCCAAGTTCGGTTTTGTATCTCCATTTGGTGATAATTCCGAAGTTATCGCTATGCATGGAAATGGTTTTATCCTTGTTGAAGCAAAGCGCGAAACAAAAATTCTTCCCCCGCCGGTTATCCAGCGAGCTATTCAAGAAAAAATTGAAAAACTTGAGCAAGAACAAGCGCGTAAACTGAAGAAAACAGAGAAGGACTCCCTGAAAGACGAAGTTCTGCATTCTCTTCTGCCACGGGCTTTTTCAAAGTTTTCTGTTATCCAGGCGATCTACGACGGTTCAACTAAACGTATCTATATCAATGCCAGCTCGCGGCAGGCAGAGGATATGCTCGCGCTTATGCGTAAATCTCTGGGTTCTCTTCCTGTTGTTCCCCTAAGTGTTGAAAATCCCATTGAATTAACGCTAACCGACTGGGTACGTGATGGTAGTGCTCCACAGGGATTTCAAATGGGGGATGCGGCAGAACTTAAGGCAGTGCTTGAGGATGGCGGTATTGCCCGAGTGAAAAAGCAGGATTTGGGAAGCGATGAAATTTCCACACACCTGGAAGCTGGCAAGCTCGTCACAAAGTTGGCACTCGACTGGCAGAACCGCATTAAATTTACACTGGACCATAACTTCAGCCTTACCAGCGTCAAATTTGCGGATGAATTGCTTGAGCAGAACTCTGATATTGATAGTGAAGATGTAGCGCAGCGACTGGACGCAGATTTCTTCCTGTTGACCAGTGAAATTTCGTGCCTGGTTGATGCTCTGGTAAATGCCCTTGGTGGAGAGGCTAAGCAGTGAAAGAGCTGTGCTATGGATCTGTTTGCAGTGGAATTGAAGCCGCGAGTATTGCCTGGGAACCGTTGGGTATGCGTCCTGCGTGGTTTGCTGAAATCGAGCCTTTTCCATCTGCCGTTCTTGCGCACCGCTGGCCCCATGTCGCCAACCTTGGCGACATGACAAAACTTGCCAAAAAAGTCCTGGCTGGGGAAATCGAATCCCCTGATGTGCTCGTCGGGGGTACGCCTTGTCAGGCATTCAGTATCGCGGGCTTACGTGGTGGGCTTGATGATGAACGCGGCGCGCTAACTTTGAAGTATGTGGAGCTTGCAAATGCAATTGACGACAAACGGTCTGAGTCCTTCCTCAAACCGACAGTTATCGTCTGGGAAAATGTCCCAGGAGTCCTGTCATCGGCAGATAACGCCTTCGGATGTTTCCTTGCCGGATTGGCTGGAGAAGATGCGCCATTTGAACCAGGTGATCGACCTGAATCAGGAAAAAGTAACGCGTTCTGGCGGTGGGATGGCAAAACCGGTTGCCATGCTCCAAAGTGGCCGCAGTGTGGTTGTATTTATGGACCGCAGCGAAAGGTGGCCTGGAGAATCCTTGATGCCCAATACTTCGGAGTGGCACAACGACGCCGACGCGTGTTTGTTGTCGCAAGTGCTCGAACAGATCTCGATCCCGCAACGGTACTTTTTGAGTTCGAAGGCGTGCGCCGGAATATTGCGCCGAGCAGAGGCGAGGGGAAGGAAACTACCAGATATACTTCAAACATCGCTATCAGAACTTGCGATGATACAAACATAATTGCCATGGCACATGGGCAAGGAGGGGCTGAGATAAAAACCGATAATTCGGCACCAACTTTGACATGTAACCATGAAGCACCAATTGTATTGCTCGGCGACGGTAGAATGCGCCGTCTTACCCCTGTCGAATGTGAAAGGCTGCAAGGTTTTCCTGATTGGCATACGTTGATCCCTACGGGAAAGCGTAAAAAAGTTTCTTCAGATGAACTGGCATACCTTCGCAATAACTATCCTGATTTAAACGAAGAAGAGGCCGTGATGCTTGCAGCTGACGGACCGCGTTACAAAGCGATCGGCAATAGTATGGCGATACCAGTAATGCGCTGGATTGGCGATCGGATTACCAAGGCTGCATGTCGGCAGAATGAAGGGAGTGAAACAAAAGAGCGAAAAGTTAAACCAGCGGCAGAATTCGAACGGTCCATATTCAAATGGGCTGGTGGAAAATTTGGTGTTCTGGAACAAATATTTCGCTATTTGCCAGAAGGGAAGCGCCTGATTGAACCTTTCGTCGGTGGCGGAGCTGTCTTCATGAATGCCGGATACCAGGAAAATCTGCTAAATGATGTGAATGCTGACCTGATTAACTTTTACAAGACTCTGCAACGCGAGGAGCATTCACTTATCACTCTGGCACATCGTTTTTTCCTGGACTACAACACCCAGGAGGGATACTTGGCAGTACGGAATGCGTTTAACAAACAAGTCTATGATGATTTACATCGCGCAGCGGCGTTTTTGTTCCTGAACCGACATTGTTTTAACGGATTGACGCGTTACAACCAGGCCGGTGAGTTCAATGTCGGTTATGGGAAGTATAAGACTCCGTATTTCCCATTACAGGAGATGGAAGCCTTCCTCGGTGCGGAAGGGCGGTCTGAGTTTGTATGCGGTGATTTTGCAGCGGTGATTGAAGCTGTCGGAGAAGGAGATGTCATCTTTTGCGATCCGCCGTATGAACCGCTCCCCAATACAGAGGGGTTCACGAACTATTCCGGTCATGACTTTAAGTTTGATGTCAACGACGGATGAAAAGTGATCCACTTATATCTCCACCAACGGCCCAATATTGATCCACCGTTTTACTCAGGATTAGCTTCAGCTATAATCCCGGCCTTTCGTTTCTGTCTGAGTCGATAGCTTTCTCCTTTGATTTGAACGACA